AGGGGCCCCTTCCCCTACCTCTCTTTTCGGCCAGCGGCCTGCTGGTCCTATGTGTGCTACGGACTTATTTTCGGATACCAGATACAAGTTATCTCCGGACTTATTTTCGGAATCACCATAGATAGGCAACCAAAAAACCTTCGTGTCGTCATTATGTGTTAATGTTACAAGCAAGTGTTTCTCCCCCTTGCTTGGCGAAGAAAGTCTAATAACTTCCTTAACAAAGAACCCTGAGTGAAGAGCCGGTGTCAAAACCGGAATTGGCGGAAATTGGCTTATGTCGAAACTGATCAGTATTTGTTAAGAAATAGTGTTAGCAAGGCTATAGTATTATTGCGCAAACGAGAATTCTAAATGAGAGTTTATTCTGCCCAAACTGTGTTGGGAGTTCACATCGAGAGGTGTGCCCTTCGCGAGATCTGAAGCAGATATTCTCACTAATCATGGATGATTCTTGTAAGCGTGGTGTGCTATAATATCGATTTACTCAGGTTAGATGAAATCTGAGCGTTTGTTATAATAGTCTTCTAGAGACCTTGCGACGAAAGTAAAGGTAAGCTGAAGTGACTTCCGAGCCGTGTGAAGAGAAAACGGTCGTTTTTCCCAGTACTTGATTATGGCAGGCTCTAAAGTAATCAGATCTAGCGTTCAGGCCCCCGTGCCTTCATGCCCTTACCTGGTTACTTTAGAACCTTATTCGGGTGATGTGCGGCGATACGATGTTTTATTGCACAATCGTTACCCCGTCTTCCCCGACCGCATTCCAGCTCGTATGAGCAAATGGCGGATTTATGTGACCGATAAGGCACATCGCCGCCACATCTACAAGCTGCTGGCTCAGCTTCCGGAAGGCCGTCAAAGGCGCTTCCAAAAAAAGTATGTTCGACGCTGTGCGTTGAAGGCGGGCGTGCGGGATCAGTCATTTGACGATCTCGCCGCTATTTTTTATACGGACTGTAGAAATATGGTTCGTCGGGAACTTAGCCTTCATGCACAGGAATGTGCAGAACGACATGCAGCCCGCCCTGCTGCCTCTGTCATTAAAATTCGACCCCGGACTGGTAAGCACGGCCTCAAAAAGGTTGTGCAAAAGGTTTTCCCTACTTCGGAATGGACTTTGACTGAGAGGGATGTAGGTTTCAAACCCTACAGTCCTCTCTTTGCGATGACTGAGGAACAGCGAAGATGCCGCGTTGAGCGTGGCCTCTTCAATGTGCGAAAACGCAATATCCACCTGCGTTTTCGAGGAAAGGAATTGCGCGACAAGCTGCGTGCGGCTTGTTGGCAATTTAGGAATGACGTTTGGGGCTGGGTCCCAGACGGCGATGAACTTCCCCTCCGATCAAAGGATGAATATTGGCCCATTAGATATTATGATGACAAAATTCTACTTCGAGCAATGCAATCGAATGCGGAGTGGCAAATGATGGAGCAACCGTCGGAAGAGGTTAGTGGAAACATTACCTTTGAAGATGAAGCTCCAATTTCAAATGACACTGCGCATACAAGTGGTTCAATTACCCTACCCGATACTACTGGTAGTATCCGAGAGGGAAGATGGACCATGGAAGATGTGTTGACCCGAGAATACCCTGTCGAGGAATTTGAGTGGACCACTTCACAAGAGTGGACCACTCCCATAGTAAATTTAGGACTTCCAAAAGCAATCACGGATGACATCAACTCCCTAATTACGCGTCAGCTTTCATTCTTTGCTTTCGCGCGATTTGGTGTCAAAATAAGAATTCAATTAAATGGAACCCCCTTTCATAATGGAGCATTGTTGGCTTATATTCATCCTCTATCATGGGTCAATGATACTACTGTAAATAAATCATCTATTTTTGCTTATGCTCATGGCTTCTTAGATGCTTCTAAAGCTAATTCGGTCACTCTTGAATTTCCTTTCACTCATCTTCATGCGTATTTTGCGCAATGCAAGGGAATGATCAAGGATGACTCGATGAATGCTTTAGGAACTCTTTTCATTAGAGTACTGAACAAACTCCAGGCTGGTACTGGAGCTTCAACTATCTTAAGCGGAACTGTATATATGTCTTTAATTAACCCCGAACTTCATCAACCAATTCATGGGGTTAATTCTTTTTCATATGGAACTGGCTTTATGCAAGGCCTCTTTGGTGAGGCAGTAGATATGGCTGGACAATGGACTGGAGGTTTGGTAACTGGTGCTGGTCACCAATTACTAAACTGGTTAGGAGTTAAGGATAAACCATCAGATCCATTATCATCACAACCCATTATCAATAGGACAGGAGCTCCTGTTTGTCATGGAGCAGGTTTGGATCGCTCGATTCGTTTGAGCTTATCCCCTGTGTCTCAGACTGACACCACTCCTGATATTATCGGAACAAAATCATCAGACTTTTCATTACAAACATTATGTCAAATACCATCATTGATCAAGACCTTTACATGGAATGATCAACAAAAGGCAGGAACTTTGCTTTACTCTAGTTTGGCAACTCCTGTCTTTATTGATGATGATTTCATGTCGTTGGTAACAAAAACCACGGGAAGTTACACCAAGTATTATCCATCAATGTTGGCGTATATTTCCCGCGGATTTTGTTACTATCGTGGAAGCTTGATTCTTAAAATTCAATTCATTGCTACCGAGTTGCACGGAGGACGTATTGCCATTGTGTTTGATACACATGGTACTGCAGACGTGTTGAATGAGGACTTTGAATCCAATAAGTGTAATAATACGATAATAGTGGATCTCAAAGTAAAAAAAGAAATCATAGTCAAAATTCCATATTTTTCAGTGAAACCATGGCTTCGTTGTGATCATTTTCGTTCGTGGAAGAATGTTAAACAAACTGATCCAGGCGTGCAGAATAAGGTGTTCCTTGATAGTGATATCATGGGAATTATCCGGTTTTTTGTTCTTGGACGTTTGGTACATCCTGCTACTGTTTCATCATCAATCGACGTGAATCTTTTTGTCTATGCAGGAGACGATTTTGAATTGGCTGTGCCAAATTCAACTTCGTTACTTCATACTTCCGCATTGGACGAGACTGCACGTTGGCAATCATTACGCTATCCATATTGTCACGATACTAAAACCAAAATCTGTGATTCAGAGGATTATATTTATGACCTCTGGACTGATGGATTCTCTCTTTACAAGGCTGGACTCCTTGGTAAAATTAAAGATAAGGCTCCATCGGACTTGTGGATTTATGCACGTATTATCGCACCCAATTATGACACTTTAACCTGGAAACAGAAAGTGTTGAATTTGGTAGAAGAAGGAAAGACGGATGCGTGCGTAGATTACATAAGATCACTACCTAAATTTGAGACATTAATTCAGAATTCACCACCATTTACTGAAGTTTATAATGCAAGTGCACAAATGCTTACCGAACTTTCAACTCGGGAATCCTTTGGGAATCCGATAAACATTCTACATGGATCTTCGTCTAGCAGCGGAACCGTGGAGAAAACTTTGTCGGAGAATGCATTTAATCTTCAGACTGTGTGGAGGAGGTATTATCCTCTATACATTTCACCATCATTTACTCATTATCATGCTTTTACGTTAATCACTGTACCTGTATCACCAACATTTACACCTTCACAGGACGTTTTCAGTACTCCAACTGATAGCGCCGTTCTTCATGTACAGAATTTATTGTCGTATTTAAATATGTTATTTGTGTATTATCGTGGGGGAATGCGTTTTAAAATTTATATTAGAGCTTTAAATACAGATGTGTATGTGTGGCATAACCCCATCGAGGCACAAGGCTGGTCTGTGACTAGTGGAGTGTCTCAAGAACAAATTTGTGAACAAATGAATTTTGCTGGAGATATTGCAATAACTCAAACTCAACAGTGTATTGAAGTTGAGGTCCCTATGGCCTCCTCCTATTTACAATTGTTGGGTCGAAAGATACGGCATACTCCAGATTTAAGATCACAGAATGGTACGTTATATATTGCTGCGCGAAATGTGCGTAATCCATTCAGCATTTCAATTTTTGTATCGACTGCAGATGATTTTCATGTAAATTTAATTCGCTCGGCTCCGGTTGTTCATGAACCGTGGGCTTTAACTTATTCGGATAAATCAGATGTAGTCAAGTATCCCGAGCTGGCTCGGAATATGCAATATATTTCATCTAATGTACAAATTCCAGGTTCGTTTGTTTTTAATGAAGCTGCAAATGGTAAGATTGGGCTCTGTAGCGACATAAATGCTGCATCCCCACGTCAAGCCAAAATGCGTAAATTTTTGGGACGCTTCGCTAGAGATACTCGATCTAGCGAGGAAGAAGTAACAGCGAAACTGGAGCCTATCATAACTTCAAATGATTTAATTTTAAAACCACCACACATTAAAACACCAATTAAGACTACTGATGTTGACGCCTCACACATGAATTTGAACTATTTCAGATATTTGGTGAATAGGCAAGAAGATTTGACGGAAGGAGAATGGTGGGCCATGCATTCGTATTGGAGCCGTTTCCGCGGTGACATACAAATGTTTGGCATGGAAGAATTTACAAATATCGGAAATAGAATCGAAGCTCATATTGAACGTGTCATGCCTCAGTTAAGAGCAACATTAGAACAAGCACAAACAACATTTGAGACTCTAGGCACCCAAGCTATTTCTCTGAATTCAAAAGCAGAGGATTTTTGTGCGATGGGCCGACGAGTCGAAACACAATTAACAGAAACATTAGACCATTTGACAGCTGCCACAACCACGCATGGATTCATGGCGCAAGAAATTGCAAAGTGTGGGGCACCGATAAGTAATTTATTCGGAACCCTCCATGTTATGGTTAAGGGAGCTTTAATTGGAACATTAGTAGGAAATTTCTATGAAATGTTAACTTCAGGACCATCATTTACATTAATTTTAAATTCATCATTTATGTTGTGTTATATTTTTGAAGTGTCGCCAGTAACAGTAGTGGGGGCTATAGTAGAGTATATCTTTGAAGGCAGCCCGCCACAAGCGAATGAGGGACAGGCGCAACTGTTTGGCCTCGAGGATTTAACAGTCCACGATGGTTTGACAGCAGCACTGGCTATACTCGCCACTACTATTTACTGTGCAATTTTTGGTAAAGTACCATCATTGGCAAGTATCAAACACCTAATACGGTCAGTTGTAGAAACTGGAGAAAGCCAAGGACCTGCGGACTGGCTCCGCAGTGTGCACTTTGCCACAATGGGAATAAAGTCGGTATCACAAGTTTACGACTTCTTTAAAGTTTATTCGGACAAAATTATTAGTTATATTTTAGGCAAAGATTCAAAAGAAGTTTTAATTGAAAGAGAATTTAAAGAAAAAGCAGATGAAGTTCTGCGATGGATCGAGGAAATAGAAAAGATTGATGACGAAGATTATCTGGAGCAGGCTCTCCAAGATATCGAAAGTCATAATGCGCTTTTTCTACTGGTAGAGAAAGGCAAAACATTTACTCGAGAAGTTGTGGAAGGACAGATGCCCAAAAATTTAAAAACTATTATTTCCGACGCTAACCGGAAATTATCTGAAGTCGTAAAACGATGGCAGTTAGCAAGACCAGGACATGGATATAGGTACTCTCCTATGAGTGTACTTATTTCAGGACAACCGGGACTTGGTAAATCCCAAGTCTCACACGGAATATTGGACGTGGTAAAAGACGTTTTAAGGATCCCTCAAGCCAACAGTACTTACACGGTAGCCCTTAATGATAAGTACTTCTCAGCTTACAACACTCAACCCATTGTAATCTGGGATGATATGCTACAAAATAAAGATCAGGACGAACTAGTAACATCATTTATTCAGTGGTGTTCGACATTGGACTGCCGTTTAAATATGGCTGGCTTGGCGGAAAAAGGAAAATTATTTCAATCAAAATTCATTTTATTAACTTCGAATGTGCAATATCCAATTTTAGATAACATTAGAGATCAGGTGGCCTTCTTAAGACGGAGGCATATTCATATCTATATGCAATTTAAAGATGGATGGGACATCGATAGGGTGAAAGGCTTGCCAAATAATGATCCAGAATTTCAACATGCGGACTTCTTCTTGAAACATCCGATTCGGGACGAAGTACTTCACCATTTCGACAGCGTATGGAATGTGTATCACTACATTGCCTTGCGCATGATCGAATGGGATGTAACGCAGAGAGAAGATATAAAGGAATATTTGTCAAGACACGAATCCTTGAGACTACCAAAAGGAGTAATTTTAACAGTAAAACCAGATAAAAGTGCAAAAAATTGGAGGTATATCCACGAAAATGGACGCGACCACTTCTATAGAGCAGACGCATCAGGGAATATATATGAGGATTTTAATCCTCGTTATATTGGAGAGTATGAAGTGTTGATAGATCCAACACTAGACGAAGAAGAGATGGTGGACGCTGAAATGGCAGTGGAAGAACTGCAAGAACAACCTCAAATGGTTGAAATTTTATATTTGGCTCAATTTAGAGATGATGTTCCGGTGGCTAGGAATTCTACCCGCTGGTTCTCATTGGCAAAAAGGAAAATAGAAGCTATTAAAAATAAAGTTACACAAAAAGTTTCGGATTTTTATAAAAAGCATCCAAATTATGTTAAGGTTACAGGAGTCATAGCGGCAATTGTTGCTAGTGGCTTCATTTTAAACTCATTTAAAAATAATAAAAGTGAAGAAAAAGAAGAATCTCCAACTCGAGAAGAGGCAGCAAAATCCTTCAAAAAACCTGTGACGCAAGTCATAACTAGTGAAGGGGCGACTGGCAAATCTCAGCCCATTGAAATAAATGGCTCGAAAATTGTCGCTGAAAACGCGGTTTACTCCGGAGCCCCCCGAACAAGAATTGGAAAGGTTGCAATTGAAGGTTGTGTCGATAAAACAGCAATGGACATAGCCCGAAATAAATTGTATCCTGCCATGGCTCAATTCGGTTGGGACTTTGATGGATGTATTGCGCGCTTGCAAGGAGTTTGCATAGGCGGCAAGGTATGTTTATTACCTCGCCATTTTTTCATGAAGGCACGGGACGGTGACTTCTTTTATTTTGTGAGAAATAATGATAAAATTCAAGTCGAATATAATTCAATAAATAAGATAGACATTTTGGAGAAAGACGCGTGTTTATATTACATGGGAGCTAGATTTGATTCAAAACCTAAAATTCTAAATTGTTTTGCGAAGGAAGAAGAAATTTTAAAATTAAATTTAACAACACCAGCAATGCTTATTGGTTTAACCGCTGATGGCATTTATACGCAAAAATCCTGCGTTGCGAAAGCTAACCAGAAGTGTTCCTACCCAGTCTATGGGGGTATTCAATACTTGATGACAGGCTGGCAGTACGATATCGACACCCAAAAAGGTGATTGCGGTAGTTTACTACTCGCATGTACTAATAGGCTATCAGCACCCCAGAAGATTGTGGGAATGCACACTGCTGGTTATCATGATCAACGCGGTGGTTTTTCAGTAATTTTCACACAAGAACAAATTTCAAATAGTCTAGATGAACTAGTCCGGCGACATGGAATGCAGGTATTTCCCGCACCCTTACCCGTAGAGGTAGGTAGTATCGAGATGCTAGAGAAGGTGAAGGTTATTCCACAGGGTCATTTTACCCTTCGAGGTATAATGGCTGGGAATATGTGTCCTTCACAGCCTCAAAAGACGAGTTACCGGCCAACTCCCTTCCAGGGGTTAATGGCTCCGGTGTCAAAAGCACCCGCACTACTAAAGCCAGTGGGGGATATATCTCCATTGAAGCACGGACTTAGTAAATACGGAAAATTAACAACTCCATTTAAAACTAAATTCATGGACATTGTTGAAAAGGATATTTTAAATGACCTCTTGGCTCTTCCCTTTGATTTACCAGCAAAAGCAGTGACAATGCCAGTCGCTGTGTTCGGCTTGCCCGGAGTGCCCTATTGTGAGAAGATGAACATGAATTCTTCTCCTGGGTGGCCATATCAGGTACTCCCTGAGCATCGCGGCCAGAAAGGTAAGGCGTATCTGTTTGGTGATGAAGAGGCTCCCATCAAGTCTAAATTTTTAAAGGAAATGGTGGAAGCTAGGGAAAAGGCAGCGCGCGAAGGACTGCGCGTCCAATCCATTTGGAGAGATTGCTTAAAAGACGAATTAAGGCCTATAGAGAAAGTATCTGCAGGAAAAACACGATTATTTACAATAGCTCCTGTAGATTTAACAATTTTGGTTAGAAAATATTTTTTAAGTTTTGAACAAATGTTTTATAAAAATTATTCAAAATTCTTTTCGGCAGTGGGAATTAATCCAGAAAGTTACGATTGGACTCGTGCATATCATCGTTTGCTTCGGACAGGTGATAGGTGTATTGCTGGGGACTTTGCGAATTTCGATGGAAAGTTGATGGCGGAATTTATTTCGCGCGCAATTCGCATAATCAACAGTTGGTATGCCTACCACGGAGAGGAGGATACTAAGGCAGCAAATGTTCGTGTAACTATAGGGGACGAATTAATTCATACCGACCAACTAGTGCTAAATCTAGTTTATCAATCGCACCAGGGTAATAAATCCGGTAATCCCATTACCGTGATTTTAAACACCATGGCAAATGCAATGTATATGCGGTGCAGTTGGTTGGAAATTATGAGTGAAAAAGCTCCTGAATACGCAACAATGCTGGCTTATCATGAAAATGTGACGGAAGAGATGTATGGCGACGATAATCGTTTAACCGTTATGGAAAAAGTTTTACCCCATTTTAATCAAATTTCAATAACAGATTGCTTGGCTGCTCATGGTATTGAATACACGGATGAATTAAAAACAGGGAACTTAGTTCCTTGGCGAAAATTAATAGATACTTCTTTTCTAAAAAGAAGTTACAGAATTGATGATGAAATTGGCAGAGACATTGTGTTACCCGTTATGGATGTGGCCACTCTTAATGCTTTGACGAATTGGTATCGAGATGGTATAGGTTTAGAAGAACAACTCCAAGCCAATCAACGTTCTGCATTGGGATTTGCCTTTTTCCATGGGCGCAAATTCTATGACAATTTCAACTATGAATTTTGTAGATTAATGAGAGAAGAAAAATTAAAACCACTGTGTATTACATACGATGAGCTGCTAAACTTGTTTGTTACTGATATGAGAGATGATGGGACTCATTTTAATGATTTGGTAGGATTAAATTTCGCGGCTTAATTTATTAGTTTTATTCGGCTTTGGCTTGCCTTAATTGGCTGGCTATGAAGGTATTGTTTTGAGAACGCCATGTATTTGGTGTGAGAACTTTTTATAGTTGCTTGCCTTCATTGGCTGGCGCTATTTCGGTCAACTTGCCTTAGCCGGCCGGTTGGACGTAAGGGACTTGTCTCTTAACAAAACCTCAAAAAAAAAAAAAAAAAAAAA